ATGTAGTAGGCGGAAACGGTTCTGCTGCAGATATCGTAGGTGTTTTGAACGGAATATTCTTTAACGCGGCAACAACTTTAAAGCCGACGTTTTCGAACTTCTACAAAGCAACTATCACACCGGCTAACAGTGAAGACACAACAGCCTTTGTAATAGACAACCCTTTCCAGCAATATGTGGTTGCGGCGGATGCAGCAACTGGAGTCACAACGTTTTTAGAAACTTATGACATGAACACATCAGCAGGTAGCGATACCACTGGTAAGTCATCAGCAACTTTAGACATTGCAACGACTTCAGCTAACGGTAAACAATTTAGAATGTTAAGATCAGCAGAGGATCCTGAAAATGAGGATGCTACAGCTGCTTTCCATTCGGTAGTTGTTGTATCGAATCTAAATTCGTTCAACGGTCACAATTAATAGGAGTATATAGACTATGGCAATATCACGATCACAACTAGTCAAAGAACTAGAGCCAGGCCTAAATGCACTATTTGGGCTGGAATATAAAAGGTATGAAAATCAGCATGCTGAAATTTATACTACTGAAAACAGTGACAGAGCTTTTGAAGAAGAAGTTATGTTATCTGGTTTCGGAAACGCACAAGTGAAAGCTGAAGGTGCAGGAGTATCATTTGATGATGCACAAGAAACTTTCACAGCTAGATACACTCACGAGACTGTAGCTCTAGCTTTTGCAATCACAGAAGAAGCTATCGAAGATAATCTCTACGATAGACTTGCTGCTAGATACACAAAAGCTTTAGCAAGATCTATGAGCAACGCTAAACAAGTAAAAGCTGTTGAGCCTTTAATAAATGGACTACCAAGTGGTTCGTTTAAATCAGGCGATGGTGTAACTTTGTTTAACACGTCTCACCCAACTGTAGCGGGTACTTTTAAAAATACTCTATCTACAGCGGCAGATCTTAACGAAACGTCATTAGAGCAGTCAATGATTGACATTTCTCAAATGACCGACGAAAGAGGTCTTCGTGTTGCAGCTAGAGGGGTAAAAATGATTATCCCTAGTGAGCTTCAGTTTACAGCTGAGAGATTAATGAAATCTCAAGGTAGAACTGGAACAGCTGATAATGATATCAACGCAATCGTATCTATGGGTATGGTTCCTCAAGGTTATAGAGTGAACAATTACTTAACTGATACTGATGCGTTCTACATCATTACAGACATTCCAAACGGAATGAAAATGTTCAATAGAGCTCCATTGACAACTGCAATGGAAGGTGATTTCGACACTGGCAACGTAAGATACAAAGCTAGAGAAAGATATTCATTTGGAGTATCAGACCCTAGAGGTATTTTCGCGTCACCAGGTGCGTAATAACTAGATTTAGAGGGGGCGAGAAATCGCCCCCTTTTTTTGTTTAAAAAAAGGTGAAATATGATAAAGGAATTTCAAGTTAGAATATTTGCATACGGTTACCGCACTAAATTTAATATGAAGTGTGAAGATTCCGCTAAAGCTGTTGAAGATGCAATAGTTGACAGATTGGGAAAATCTGATATAAAGTGGGATAAGGATGGATTTTATGATCCAAACAAAAAATGGATTACCTACGAGGAGGTCCTTGATGCAAACACTACAAGAACTATACCAAGAGAAAAAGTCCTTGGAGTTGAATTGGGAGCAGGAGCATCTAAAGGAGGGTAGATATACTCTTAATATGGTTAGGATTGACCATAAAGTAAGAGAATTGATATCCAACATAAAAGCAAAAGAGGCTGATTTAGCCACTTTGCAAAATAAAGTTGATGATGCTGCACCCGAAGTTTCAGTAGCTACTTAATAAAAAGCTACATCGTTGGAAAAATACTCTCCACATTACGCACCCTCTTGCACTCTTTTAAAAAGAGGAGTATAACTTTATTACTATACAATTATTAAAAGATCGTAGACGCGTATAGTCGACGGCCTAGAGACTACGATCTGTAATACTAGGAGGATATAATCATGGCAAGAACAACATTTTCAGGACCAGTCGTTTCCCAAAGAGGATTCGTTGCTGCAGGGCCTGATGAAGTAGTAAACATCACAGCTGAAACTACTTTAACTTTTGCTGCTCATGCAGGTAAAGTTATTAAAGTAAATGACGCTGATGGTGCAATTACACTTCCAACAATTAAAGCAGATAGCAAAGGCGGAACAGCTGGAGACAATGATCCAAATGTAGATAGTCATTTGGGTGCTGTTTACAAATTTTTTGTAGGCACAGATTGTACGGACTGTGATATCAAAACAGACGGAACTGACAAATTTGTTGGTCACGCAACTGTTGTGAACGTAGCAGACGGAACAAATAGTTCATTTGCACCAGCATCATCTAATGATGTTATCAGTATGAACGGTGGAACTACAGGTGGAGACAAAGGTAGTACAATTACTATTACTGCACTTGAAGACAACGTTTATTTAGTAGAAGCTGTGTTGATCGGTACAGGTACTGAAGCAACACCTTTTGCTGATAGTTAATAAATAATTAGTGTGGAGCTTCGGCTCCACACTAGTAATAGGAGAATAATATGAGTTCAGATCAGAAGTTTACAAATATAGCTAGCACAGGACAGGTAAAAACTATTTCTGGTGGATCAGTTAATATAGGTCCATGCAGAGTTACATACATACAAGCTGCAGGAGCAGCTTCATCTGTTGTAGTGTTAAGAGATATTTCATCTGGTAGTTCAGGAGATAAAGTTTTCGAAGCTGATTTTGGTACAGAAGGTTTAGATATCTATGTTCCAGGAAATGGTATTAGATTCGAAAATGGTGTTCATGCAACCATGACAAACACAGGATCTCTTACTATCGGCTATACTGGCTAGGAGATTAAATGGCTAATACTACTTCAGGAACAGCAACGTTCGATAAAACTTTTGCTATTGATGAGATAGTAGAAGAATCTTTTGAACGTATTGGATTACAAAATGTTGCTGGTTATCAATTAAAATCTGCAAGAAGATCACTAAATATTTTATTTCAAGAATGGGGAAATAGAGGTATTCATTATTGGGAAATAGCAGATCTTAATATTGATCTTATTGAAGGTCAGTCTGATTATGATTTTTTTAGATCAAGTGATGATGGCACGAGCGCTGTTTCTACACCAGCGAATGTCTATGGAATATCAGATGTTCTTGAAGCACAATTAAGATCTAATAGAACTCAAACAACACAAGCAGATTCACCCATGACAAAGGTAGATAGATCTACTTATGCAGGTTTTTCAAATAAATTATCAAAAGGAACACCGAATCAATATTGGGTAGAAAGATTTATAGACAAAGTTAGAATACATATTTATCCAACACCAGATTCAACTAATGCATCTAAAGATATGCATATATATTATATTAAAAGAATTCAAGATGTAGGTGACTATACTAATGCAACTGATGTTCCATTTAGATTTGTTCCTTGTATGGTGTCAGGATTAGCATTTTATTTAGCTCAAAAATATAAACCAGAATTAATTCAAGCTATGAAATTATATTATGAAGATGAATTAGCAAGAGCATTAGCGGAGGATGGGTCAGCTTCTAGTACATATATTACACCTAAAGCTTATTACCCAGGAACATAATATGGACGAAAAAAAATTTATGAAACTTGTGGAAGAACTTAGAGAGCAAGGTTTTTCTCAACAAGAAGCAATTGAAGAGGCTAGAAAACAACTTGGAGAAAAAGATATGGCCAAAGGTGGTAGAGTAGATAAACCTTTAGGACCTGGTGGTAAAAAGAAAAAACAAAAGAAAAAGAAAAAAGGTAAAAAATAGTGGCAAAATACGCAACAGGTAAATATGCAAAAGCAATATCAGATCGATCTGGTATGGAATTTCCATATAATCAAATGGTTAGAGAATGGAATGGATCTTTAGTTCACGTATCTGAATTTGAACCAAAGCAGCCACAACTAGAACCAAAACCTATGAATGGTGATGCAATATCTTTACGTAATGTAAGACCGGACAGAACAGAAACTGCAGTTCCTCAAATATTACCTTTAAATGCTTTTACAGCAACAAATGGTTCTGCAACCATATCTGTAAACGAACCTAATCATGGTAGATCAAGCGGAGATACAGTTAGATTTAGAGACGTTGAATCTGTTGGTGGCATATCTCCAACAACAATTACAAATTCTTCAGGATTTACAATTACAAAAACAGATGATAACAATTATACATTTGGAGCAGGAACAAATGCTTCATTTACAGAAATAGGAGGAGGTGGAGCTGCGTCCGCTGGACCAGTCACTATAGTAGCATAATGGCAGGATTAAGTGCATCAGGATTAAAAACACAAATAAGAAGTTACACAGAAGTTGATTCTAATGTGTTATCTGATTCTGTTTTAGAAAATATAATTTTAAATGCACAATATAGAATTTTTAGAGATGTTCCTATCGATGCAGATAGAAAACAACAATTAGGTAATTTTGTTGCTGGTCAGGAATCTATCAACTGTCCTGCAGGAGCTGTATTTATTAGAGGTATACAAGTTTATGATACAGCAGGATCTGAGATTACAGGAGCTAATAGATGGTTAGAAAAAAAAGATGTAACTTATCTTCAAGAGTATCAAGATATTACAGGAACATCAGCAGCTCAAGGTCAACCTAAATACTACGCTATGTTTGGTGGTGCTACAGGAGAATCTGATACTACATCAGGTAGAATATTTGTGGCTCCCACACCTAACACTACTTATAGATTTAGAGTGCATTTTAACGCTGCTCCAGCTTTATTAGAGGGTGATAATACTAATTATATTAGTCTTAATTTTCCAAATGGATTACTATATTGCTGTTTATCTGAAGCTTATAGTTTTTTAAAAGGCCCTGCAGATATGTTGACTTTGTACGAAAGAAAGTATAAAGAAGAAGTACAGAAGTTTGCTAACGAGCAGGTTGGAAGACGAAGAAGAGATGACTACACAGATGGAGCAGTCAGAATACCAATTAACTCAGCAAACCCGTAGGAGAATAAATTATGGCGATATCATCAGCAATATGTTCAAGTTTTAAACAAGAACTTTTACAAGGTAAACACAGTTTTGAATCTTCAGGTGGTCACACTTTTAAGATTGCATTATTTGATAGTGATGCAAGTTTGGGTGCCGCTACAACAGACTATTCAACTTCAGAAGAAATTACTAATACATCAGGTTCGGCATATACTGCAGGTGGAGCGACTCTTACGAACTCTGGAGTATCATTATCTTCAACAACAGCATTTACAGATTTTTCAGATGTAACTTATTCATCTGCATCTTTTACTGCAAATGGTGCATTAATTTACAATACAACAACAGATGGTGGTTCAAGCACAACTGATGCTGTTTGTGTAATTGCATTTGGCGGTGATAAAACAGCTAGTAACGGAACTTTTAAAATCGAGTTTCCAACAGCCGACGCAAGTAACGCGATCATCAGATTAGCATAGGAGGCCGACCATGTCGGTGTCTTCAGGATGGGGCCGGTTTACCTGGGGCCAAGCTTATTGGAACGCAGACACAACTTTAAAAACAGGTTGGGGTGCACAAGCTTGGAATGATGGTGAATGGGGTGAGCTTAAAGATGCTATTGCACTTCCAACAGGTTTATCCATCACATCTAGTATTGGTTCAGTAGATGTACCTGATCAAATAATTACACCTTCAAGTTTTGAAATAACATCATCACAAGGTGAAGCTTTTGTTCCTGTCGTATTAGAAACAAGTTTATCTGCATCTTTCTCTATTGGTTCAGTATCTGTAGTGGACATGCAAGTTGGATTAACTGGTCAATCTGCAACAAGTTCTGTTGGATCTCCAACTGTTAATGATATGACCGTTGGTCTATCAGGCCAATCATTTACTGCAAGTCAAGGAACTGCAAAAGCACCAAATGAAACAGCAATACTTTCTGGTGTATCAGCAACATTTAGTCAAGGAACTGCACAGGGTATATCTTCACAAGAAGCAACATTAACAGGTCAATCATTTAGTGCTAGTCTTGGTAGTGTTACAATACCAAATGATGTAGTTCAGTTATCAGGTGTATCAGCTTCATTTAGTTTGGGGTCTATAGTTGGATTAGGAGGTGCTCTTGCTCAACCTTCAAGCTTAAGTGCAACAGCTAGTGTAGGATCTTTAACAATTGAAGAGGCATTAGGGTTAACAGGTCAGTCATTTAGCGCTAGTGTTGGATCTATATCTTTAACTGATATTGTTATTGGATTACCAAGTCAGTCAATAACTACAAATATTGGGACTGTAAATATATTCGCTTATGGCGATGTTGACACTGGCTCAAATACATCTTATAGTGATGTTTCAACAGGTTCGAATGACTCTTATTCGGATGTTGCATCTGGATCAAATACAAGTTATAGTGACGCTGCATAGGAGATAAAATATGGCATCAACATACACACCACTAGGTGTTGAACTTCAAGCAACTGGTGAAAACGCCGGTACATGGGGGACAAAAACTAATACAAATTTACAGATTATAGAACAAATAGTTGGTGGATTTACTGCACAATCAATTGCAGGCGGAGCACAAACAACAGCATTATCAGTTTCTGATGGATCAACTGGTGCAACTCTTGCACATAGAATGATTGATTTTACAGGAACTATTACAGGAAATCAAATTGTAACAATACCCTTAGACGTTCAAACTTTTTATATTTTAAGAAATTCAACTTCAGGAGCATACACAGTCCAATTTAAATATGCATCTGGTTCAGGATCTACATTTACTTTTGGAGCAACAAATAAAAAAACTGCAATAGTATTTGCAGCAGCAAATGATGGAACTAACCCAGATATTATAGAAGTGCAAACGGGTGGAGATGTTGTTGATGATACATCACCTCAATTAGGTGGTGATTTAGACACTAATAGTTTTAACATAGCATTTGATGATGCACATGGAATTAATGATGAAAACGGAAACGAACAGATAATATTTCAAACAACCAGTTCTGCAGTAAACCAATTCGATATTACAAATGCTGCAACAGGTAATGCACCTAGTATATCTGCAACTGGAGGAGATTCTAATATAGATGTAGCCATTATTCCAAAAGGAACTGGTGAAACTAAAATTGGAACAGGAGCTGCAGCAGCAACTCTAACTTCAAGTGGTGCATATGATTTAGTTTTAGATACAAATAGCGGAACAAACTCAGGAACAATCACAATTACAGATGGTGCAAATGGAAATATTACAGCGACACCAAACGGAACAGGTCTTGTTGAAGTCAGTGGTAATACTAATGCTGGAACAATACAACTTAATTGTGAACAAAATTCTCATGGTATTAAACTTCAATCCCCTGCACACTCGGCAAATCAGAGCTACACTCTTATATTTCCCACTGGCAACGTAACAGCAGATAGATTTTTAAAAGTAGCATCAGTATCAGGATCAGGAACAACAGGTGTTGGTCAATTATCATTTGCTGAAGTATCTGGTGGAACATCATGGCAAGCTGTC